CCCTCTCTTCACTTAAGCAAAAGGTGATCATCTTTACTACTGTGGTGGGGTGTTGTTTGTTTGGGTTTAAGGCGCTCGTCACGCCTTGCTTGTTTCTGGCATTGGTGGCATCTATCGGACTAGATCGTGACACCATTCAATTTCTCCGCGATGTAAGGTCCAATTACAATGACGAATGGAGAAGTGATGACGCACCTAATCTAGAGGTGGACACAATAGTTGCCTTCAAACCAGAGACTTGTATTAAATTCGCATTAATGGCACAAGCAAAAGTTGGTATGCTTAAGCCATCCGAGGCTAATCGGTTGGTTTATGAGACCGTACTTTTGAGGTTGTTTGAGGAATATAATGTCCGATACAACGTGCGGGTTTCATTATTAGGGGCAGCGCTTGTGGCATGCTTCACTAGACCCAAAGAATACGACATGGCCCTAAACATTATCGACCACCTTGGCTCTGGCGGGAGCCTTGGTGATATCGAATAGGGGTGCCGGGCCCATCTCCACGGTGTTGATACCCGCCAGGTGTCAATACCAAGGGGTGTGGGGATTAGGGTTTCCGGAAACCCCCGAAAGCCACCCAAACAGAGAAATGGCGCTGTGTTTGGGCCACTCCTATCCAAGAAACGTTACATTATCCACAACTCCTCCTACAATAATGTGTTGAGGGGGTTAGTTGAGAGAGTGTTTCGAGTCCGGGATAGTAGCGGAGAATTGGTCTCGCCACCCGATCCATCACCTGTTCATTTTAACACTACCCTCCTTCCTGAGTTTCGCAAGCTGACTGCTTACCAACTTTTGCGTCCCCTTTCACTCGATCGAGTCGTCGATCTATGGACTGGCACAAAGAAGAAGGTTTATCAGCGTGCTTACGATTCTTTGCGGTTTGAAGCTCTTACCCGGAAGGATGGGTTCTTATCTACTTTTGTCAAGTGTGAGAAGATTGACTCTTCTAAGGAGGACCCTGCACCTAGAGTTATACAACCTAGGAGTCCTCGGTACAATTTGCACTTGGCCTGTTATATTAAACCCCATGAACATGAATTTTATCGGAGAGTTGATAAAATGTTCGACACAGACGGGCTTGGAGACAAGACTATTTTTAAAGGACTCAATGCACGGTCTGCTGCTGATCATTTAGTTCTGAAATCCAAGAGATACAGCAATCCTGTATTTATTGGGCTGGATGCTAGCAGATTTGATCAACATGTTTCTGTTGCCGCACTGCAATGGGAGCATATGATATATAAAAATAGTTTTGCATACGGAATTGGTCATCTGTCCATGCTATTGGACTGGCAGGTGAACAACATCGGTTTGGCACGATTGCCAGATGGTAGACAGATTCACTATAAGGTTAGAGGCCGGCGTATGTCTGGTGATATGAATACTTCTTTAGGTAACTGCCTTTTGATGTGTTCTATGGTCCACTCATACATTAGGTCTAAGGGAATTAAAGCATCACTAGCCAATAATGGCGATGATTGTGTTATTGTTACAGAGCGCAAACACTATCATCGGTTTGATGATCTACCAGAATGGTTCTTGGCCATGGGTTTCAAGATGAAAGTGGAACCTCCTGTTTATGATGTCAGAGAGGTATCTTTTTGTCAAGTAAACGTGCTTACCGATGGTGACTACAACCTCTGTGTACGAAATCCCAATGTGGTGACGTCAAAAGATCTCCACTCCACCTACCCATTTACCCACACTTCTCAGTATCTAGACTGGTTGATAGCCTCTGGAGTTTGTGGCTCCACATCACATCATGGTGTCCCTGTATTGGAGCAATTTTATTCATCTTTCCCAAAAGGTGAGATCCATGATAGGGGTGTTGTTGATCAGTTGGAGAACTGGAAGAAGTATTCAATTGTTGGTGGTGCGAGTAGGAGGGAAATTTCAGACAATATGCGTCATTCATTTTGGGTGGCATTTGGAATCACTCCCGATTGTCAGATAGAGCTGGAAAGGCTGTATTCTAGGGTCCGATTTGGAACGACAAGTGGGTATGTTGATTCATTCCCCTATGTTACGGAATACCAGCATTAAAATTGCTGACAACAATTTAAACACACATATTCATGGCGAACAAAACAAGAGTAGGTAAGCGTAGACGCAATCCTCTGTACCGCAGTATGGGTATTGCTGCGCCGAAACTAAAATTCGATGGGCATTCTGTTCATACGGTTCTCTTCTCTAATCAGTCGACTATCGCTGATGATGATAACGGTGTAGGTAGCGATTGGCAGGAGGTTGGAACACACTCTACGGAGGGCTGTAATAGGCCAGCAACCGAACTGATTCGGCATTATCAGAAGTATAAGTATACTTCTTGCATGATTGAGTGGATCCCGCGTATTGGACCCTCTTCTACAGATGCAGGAGCACGTATATCTATAGCTTACATTGATAACCCCGAGCAGATCGGAGTGTTTCAAAATCTTGCCTTGCAAGCTGACCGTGTAGCTTTTGTCAGGGCCGTTGGAAATTGTAAGACGTTTAATGCCTGGGAGCGATTCACATATCGTGTTCCTCTCACTTATCGTCGGAAAACTTTCACCGTCAACGTAACCTGGCCGGCTATCTCTTCTCGTACTGCCGAGGAGTTTGACCGGGCTACCCAGGGCCTAGTGGTAATATGCTACGAGTGCATCACGACGTCGATTATTAATGAAGGTACGTTGGGACAGTGGCGCATCTGTGCCGATACGCAGCTCCAGGGTTTCACTGCCAGGAGCGTCAGCTAGAAAGAGCTGTCACTTGATGTCCACTGGACAACCCACTTGTGCTGTCAACACAAGTAGACTTTAGGGTGCGTAGGATTCTAGTACCAGGTTATGACTATCCTTTATTGGATGGGGACAAGCCTGATGTGCATTGGCTCTGCCTAGAATGGTGGTACGACCTAAATGGGAAATCCAGGTTAAGTCATGTGAGGGAACGAGGCCTCTGTGGTTGGAAACCACAGGGGGGGCCCTGCGTTCTTGCCCC